CGTCACCAAAGAAAATTTCATAATAGCCCTGAGTATTTTCCTGTAAAAAATAAACTTTATCTGTACCAGTTACAGTGGTTATGTCAGTAACCAGAGTATAGGGCGTACTGTATCCACCAACACCACCATACTGCACGCTTACCTGCAGGGTGGTTGTATCAATGTTTGTATTGGGGATTACATACTTGGTAGCTGGACTAGGATTTGATGCTACTGTAAAATAATAATCTAGTTTACGACCCTGATAAACAACTACATTATTAAATGTATAAGTACCACTGACACTGGTAGTTGAATATGCTTGTGTGGTATAGAATGAATAATTATTTCCATCAATGTTACTGGTAAGAACAAAATAAGGATCTAAATTTAAAACCAAAGGCGTACTTAGAATATTTTTTACAGCTATGTTTACAGTCGACTGTGCAGCTCGGCGACTGCGTGGAGTATAACTAAGTTGTTTAGCCAGGCTGACTACACTGCTGCGTTTAAGAGCAGTATCTAAAAACATTTCGTTGCTGATCATGTTGGCCAACACAGCATTATAATGTGTGTTGTAGGCCAGTATATCCAGCAATACACTAAGGTTACTGGCATCAAAATCAAAATCTGTGAACTGACTCTGATTTCTGAGGTAATTTTTAATGTTGACCTTGATCTGATCAAAGTCTAATTCGGTTACACGAACTGATGAGGAAGTTGCCATTATCGTACTCTGCTAAATGTGGTTGTAAAAATTGCCGGCTGCTGTGTGTTTTTAATCAGATATTCTATGCTGATAAACACACTATTATCTTCTTGACTGCTTATACTTACATTGGTTAAGCTAATTCTAGGTTCATATTTGGATATGGACTCCCCTATGACTCTTTCAGCCAGTATTAAAGTCAGGGGATCCATGTTTTCAAACAACAGGTTTACTAACTGACAGCCTAGATCAGGCTGAAATGGTCGTTCATAATGTTTGGTATTAATTAAATTTCTAAGAGCACCTCGTATGGCAGCATCATCAGTTTTAACTGCCACATCACGACTAATGGGGTTTAGTGTAAAAGCTGCGTCTAGATCTACAAAGGTTCTGCTGGTTTTGGCCATAATAGTTATTTATCTATTTTATCCAATGTTAACGGTAGGACTACCCATGGCAATTAAACTTCCACAACTAATAAAATCACCTATGCGGGCAGCTGCTAACCCATTGATGCGCACAGTTGCAGACCCTTCGGCTACTGCACCCAGATGACACCCATCCAGAGGACAACAGTGTAGATTCCAGGCATCACCAAACCTATGCGCTGGTATGCCATTAATGAATACATTGGTACTGGCTGTAATACCTGTGCGAGGAGGCCAACAACCATGTCCTGTACAAAAATCTCCGAGTCTTGCAGCTGCTGCCATTTAATATCCTAGAAATTTGCTAATTTGTTTGGTTACTACTTTTCCACGATTAACATAGGTTTTCATGCGGTCCCGTTCATAATCCCAATTATTATAAACTAGTTGTGTCAGAGTAAATGAACCAGCACTGGTGGCTACTACTACGGTTATGGTAGTAGTTGGTCGCGTGTCTGGTGTATAGTTCCAGAGACTAAAATAACTCAAAGGCAACAGATCTGTACTGATTACCGTATAGTTACTGCTATTTCTAAGAGTGTTTCTATACTTCCATTTTTCCTGATCAAAATTGTTTAAATGTTTACCACTGAATACAATCTGACTGGTTGCTGAACCTATGAAGGTTCCCGTACTGCTGGTAGCAGTTCCACCACCTACAATCAATAGCTGGCTGGTGTTGCGAGCATATACTGTAACACTGCTTATGACCACACTGATGCTGGTTAATCCTAGTATATCACTATAAAAATTATGTGTGCTAGAAAAAGCAACATACTCCAAAGTAGTAGTCAGGGTGACTGGTAATAAAACTGCCATGTTAGTTTATGCTGGTCAGGTCAACAAGATAATTAGCAACTACTTTACCATTCATGGTGGTAACTATTTTATCTATGGTTTCTGAGCTTCTATTAGCTGCTCCCCTTTGTACAATTCCAATCCAGGGTTCTCCATTACCAAAAGTAGTATATTCTAGTCTTAGCTGATCATATGCTACATTATCTTTGATCCATTGAGATATGCTAAAATAATCTGCTGGAGTTGCACCTGCAAAATGCAGATTAGCAGCCTGACCTCGGTTATAAGGAGTTGCTGTTCCTAAATGAGCAGCTATGGTGGTGCTGGTGTCACCCAGGTTCTGTATGGTGGCGACAACTGCAGCCACAGCATTGTTATCGCTCAGATTGTTGGCCATGTTATCCAGTGTAGGTGTAAATGCATTGTTTACCATTACAGTTGGATACTGAGTTTTAATTGGATCCAGAGTATTTACTGCCAGATCCTTTAGATTGCTTACTATGTCAAATCTGTTCAGACCTGCCTGATCAATCAGACTATTTTGATATTTTACATCATGAACCTGATCGCTAAGGTCGCCTATGTTAAAATATTTACTTAACTGAGCCGCAGCTGGGAATTCAGTCCAGCTAGCAAATTCAGTCGCATCCACAGGTATGCTGCTAAGCAGTTTACCAGCGGTTATGTCTATGGTTCCAGCTCCCAGTGTTTTAAATTTATCTATGATGGTATTGCCAGCATCAAAATTTAACTTATAAACACCACTGGTTGAATTCAATCTGCTAACCAGGCTATTAATAATATTTTCCGAGGCATTACCTATGGCACCATTGATTTCAACTCCAGCTCCACGCATGAGATTTTCAATGCTATGCAAACCTACTGAGGCTACAATTTTTTCCAGTCCAACTATACCACTATTAGCAAATACATTGGCTACATTAGTTGCACCCAGTCCATTTTCTTCAAATAGGGTCTGTAATCCTCCTTCATATCCGGCATTTTGTAATATGCCATCAAAAGCTGGTATGCCTACTCCGGTAATCAAAGCTCCTATGCCACCGGATGTTAGTACGCTATTAAGGTTTAGATTACCTGATAACACACCTTTGACTACACCCGAGGCAAAATTGCCTGCGAATGAACTAATGGTTTTGCTTATGCTATTGAATGGATTGGCGATGTCTGTGCCCAGGGGTACTGTACCAACTGCTGCAAAGCTGTCTATGCCCAGGCTGTTGCCCAGGTCACTTAGCACACCATCGGCCAGACCAGAAGTTATTCCTCCTACTAGGCCTCCTACAACTGATGCTAGACCTAATGCACCACCCGAGTTGATGTTTACAGTACTGCCGTCTATGTCTATGGCTCCAGATGCATTTACAGTTGCATCGCCACCAACATTGATGTTGGTATCACCACCACTCTGTACATTGATGTAATTTTTAGCATTGATCTGAGTATCAACACCAGATTTAATATTAAAATTCTTTTGTGCTTCCATGTTGATGTTATAGGCTTTGATGTTTAGATCGCCAGCTACATTGACATCGCAATCATTGCGAATAACTATGGTGGTCTTGCCATAGACTTCTACATCCAGGGTATTCTTAACCTGTAGAGTTTTGGCACCTTCTATGGTAACATCTTCTACACCCTGTACATAGACTCGATTGTTGCGAGCCAGTAACTGATAATGATCACCCTTGACCGTATAGTTTACTGTGCCAAATTTATCAATCTCTACAAAGGTTCCGCTCTTGTGGTAAACATGGATTCGTTCAGCATTGGGAGTGTCGTCAAACTCAACCACATGACCGCTTTCGGTTTCTTTGACATGATTGTAGGGATACTTGGCATTATAAGCACTGGCTGGTTGATCCCAGGTTCCTGTGGCATTGTTGGCTGTGGTGATAGCTGTTAATCTACTGGTAGTTTTATCTGGTTGTGGAGTAGATTTTAAAGCGTCATTGTTGGTAGCCAGCTGATTGGTATCCTGGCGATTGGTATAATCACATTTGGGATATACACTGTTAGGATCCGAATAAGCCGGTGGGTTACCTAGAGCTGGAGCATTAAGAGCGCCGGCCCAGCTGTTTAATGACCCGACTACGGTGTTGTAGGCACTCTTGGCCTGCTGCGCCTGAGCTACTAAACTAGGATTATTGCTTGAACCACCTACGGCAGTATTGCCCAGAGCATAATAGGTGCTGATGCGTGTACCATAGCTGTCAGCTGCATTGGCTCCAGATATGGCATAGTTAGCTGCTCCACCAGCGCCACCTAAATGAGCTGCTGCCAGATAACCAGCAACCTGGCCTGGATCAGAATTTGTGCTGTCTATGACACCTTTGTCTTTTAGTATGCCATAGTTAAAACTAATATTATTATACATGGCAGTTTCCTGCACATTGTTTTTATTAGCCAAGAATTCTTCTACACTATTGACGTCTTGTCTTCCGGTCCAGATGTTGGGATTGTTTAAATCAGTATTGCTGTATTTGCGTCCATCAATTCGGGGTCTGACATAGCCCTGGGTAACCAGAGCATCTACACCAAACTGATATTTACCAACATAGCCCAGTGTGTTTACAGTTCCATAATTTTGCTGACCACCAGCTACACTGCTGCTTTCTTTGAGAGCTATGGCATCCATGAGGCTCTGAATCTGAGTCTGACTCAGGGGTGGTAACGTACTGGTTATGGCATTACTGGCTGTATTGCTAGCCGTGGTAGGCTGAGCAGAATTTTCAACTGCACCACCAGCACCATCAGTAACTATGTTGCCTCGGTTATCGCGCTGAGCATTAGCAGCATTGGCCTGTTGTTGTTGCTGCACCAAACAGGCATTGCTGCTGGTTGGTATGGCACCTATGGTGCCCCAGATTATGGGTTGCTGACTATCTCTACCATCGGCAAAGAAACCCATGACCCAGGTTCCTTCTAATGGACCCAGAGGCGTATGACCCTTGCCTGAAATAGCTGCACTCAGTATGGGTTGTAAAGGCATGGCCCAGGGTAAATCTGTTCTGGGCAATTCTTCTTTGTCTGTGGTATGGTATCCTAGGATTCGTACTCGGCATCGACCCAGCTTAAGTGGATCCTGACGATCTTCAACTACACCTACCCACCAGAAAAACCCATCTGGTGCGAATAAATTATCTGCATTGTTTGCCATGTTATTGAGCCTGTGAGACTGAGTCCTTGCTTATTTCTAAAACCATCATGTGTTTTAAATGAGTTATTTTATGACGAATTGCTGTTACTAAATAAAACCCCGAATAGTAATTATCATCTTTAAGTTTAGTGGTATCAGATGCATCTCTGGGCGTTGTGTCTGGATAATGAAAATGTACTACTGAACCTACTTCTATGTCAGTTCTACCTGGTACTGTAATTTCTATTTGAAAATTGGTTAATTCTGCCTGTGTACTTGTACGACGAGTCTGAACATTCTGTACTACATCATT